TCCTTCAACCGTTATGGATACATCTCCTTTGACGAGGACACTCTCGTCCCCAACTGTTACTGAGAACTTGTCTTTCTGTACTCTCTCAACCATGGAACCATCAGGACCGTACTCCATGTACGAACCTGCACGATGGTATAAGTGAACCCTCTCGTTGCCTCTGGTATCATCAAATTCTAATGCGTGGCCAGACTCAGATTCGTATACTTTATTGTATGGATACTCTGCGTTATAATAAGGTTCTCTTTCAACTGATGATGTATTATTTGCAGTAATTCTTTCTTTTTTCAAAGAAACCACCGAACTTGTATTTGCAGTTTCATTTCTGGCTAGTCTTGATGTTGTAGGCTCGTCTATAAATCTAGGGTGACCATTTGCAGTTTCATTTGGTTTAACTGGTGCTAAGTCTATCTCTTCCTGTGTTCGGGGGTCATTGTATGGTGCTTGATTATCAGCTGGTGCTAAAGGAATGCTAGGCATTATACCCATCATTACTGGTTGTTGTGCGTTCTCACCATCAAGAAAAAATCCTACTACCATATCTGATTCTTTTGGTGCATAAGGGTGAGGATTATTCAAAGGCAACATCGCTTGAGCAAATGGTAATTTTTCTGTTGGTAAACTCATCTTATCAGATGCGTGCCACCCTACAATTCTAACTCTACAGCGACCAAGTCTTAAAGGGTCTTTTCTATCTTCAACAACACCCACCCACCAGATAAATCCATTTAGACCAGCGTAATCAGCTCTCATCATAATTCATAACCTCTTTTGGTTTTTGATACTCTGATGTTATTGGTATTGGTAATTCATCAGACTTAGATGTTGTAGATAATTCTAATACCATATCATGTGTATTATTTTTTATTATATGTCTACAACTTGTAATTAATTTTTTACCATATAAACTAAAGTCATAGTTTGGATCACCATCAATTTTTTCACCTTTTTTAAATGCCTCTATCATTAAATTTAAACCTGAAGTTGTATCAAATCTTCCAGGTAAAGCTAAGTACATTTTATTTGTAGCCAAAGTATAAAATATTGCTCTTCTTTGAAATACATAATCTTCTGTATTTTCAAGTGATGAAAACATAGTTGGATCGTGAGACTTAACATACTCACTAAACTTTAATGGCGTTGTCATATAATACATAGATGTTCTCGCACCAAATGACTCTGTTGAATCATCATTATTTCTATTTCTAATTAGTGCTAAATCAGGCGTATCAGTTGCGTGTTTTACAGTTTGCCAATGATCTGCGTATGATATATTCTTAGATGATATTATACGAGTTAGAGGATCAAACCCTGTAAAACTTCCAGCATATACACCATTCTTAATAGATTTCAATAGATTGAATTGTGAGTCAATACCATAATCTTTTGCACTAAACATATCTGCACCTATGTTATCTTCTAAATCTTTTCTTTGAAAATTAACCTTAAACAAAGGCTCAGAAGTTAATAGTGTACTAAGAGTTGCGAAGTTATACCCATACAAATTGTGAAAGAATAAAAAAGAAGGTGATTTACTACTATCTACGGCTCGTGATGAACACCATTTTACCGCATCAAGAGGTGCAAGTCTAGGTATCACAACTTTTTTTAATCCAACTGATTTATCAACAAAACCTCTTGTAAGTAATGTATTTGGCACCTCAAGATAATCAATCAATATTGACAAGGCTATTTCAGTATATGTGCCAGTATAATATTGACTTACACCTAATTGTTCAGAAAAAATTAACTCTTCTGATACAAAATGTAAGATGTAACTTTCTGCATTTTCATTTATTAACTCTCTATCTGTTTCTTGATAAACTCTAAATGCTTTTTTAAATAATATTTCATCCTCTGTTTTGCCAATATTCACCAAAAGAATTTCTGTGCCATTTAAAACAAGGTTTTCATTTATACCTACAGCGTCCTCAATCACCACATTACCACTTAAATGATCTTTATAAATTGAATCAAATATATTTAATTCTTGAAACAAGGGCTTTAAATCAATCTTACCACCTTTTGTTACAAGTACCAATTCATTGATTACAAAATCAGTTGTTCTCTGTAACTCCATTATTTAATTACTCTTTTAAATTCTTTCTCTACTGGTTGCACAAACTCTTGCTTCAATAATTTTATTTTTCTTTTTTCTTCATTTTCTAAATCTTCATAATCATAATAAGTCCTTGTTTCTTTTGTAGTTGCAATTGTGATTGTTGCACCATCATTTATTGACAAGCTGTATGTGTTTGCAACTGTATCACCGAATGTATCAGCGTCTATTTCAAGTCTTTCTATAATCTGATTACTTGGAAATTGACTATTTGTTCTCGTTACAACTTTAAAATACTGTTTTGTTTCAGATTGAGCAAAAGCTAAACCTGTTTGACCATTTGCGGTATCAGCATTAGCTGTGTATTTGTTGTCAACATACTTTATGAAAGTTGGGTATTGTAAAGGCCAATCCCATTGTGGGTCTATAATTTGATTGAGACCTAAAACAATCCAATGACGTTCAGGACTACCATAAAATTTATCCGCAATAATTTCTGGTGTGTCAGTATCTTTTACCTCATATTCATAATAACTTGCATCGTTTTCAACTAAATCTTGTTCAAAAGCAAAACGAGCTATAACATCAGTTACAACATCTGCTTGTTGTTCATTTTGAATATAATACGTTGTAGGAAAGTATCTAAAATATTTTGCCATTTTTAATCCTAATAATATGATGATGTTTCATTCTGAGCTACATTTCTTTTAGCATTAGCATTTTCATCATCTTTAGGTCTGTAAGTTTCTTTTGTAATAATTTGTGTCTCTTTAAATGACATTACAAGAGTAATTGTTACTGGTGTACCAGTTGAACCTATTTTTGGATTTAAATTACCCGGTGATTCATAAGCTGTAAAACCTTCAGGTGCATAGTTGACCTGTAAATTTGTCATAACACAAGTTGATATTTGATCTATATTAGGATTTTCTTTACCATTGTAGTAGAATTTAATATCAAACTCTGATGGTGGCACTAAAAGAAAACCACCAGATTGCCCTTGTATTTCTGGTGCTTGATGAAATCTTAAACTATCAATTATATTCATTACTTCTCTCGCTTCATTCTCATCTCTAGGGTGAAATCTAAATTCAAATTGGAAATTCCTAAATTCTGGTGAAGAGTATATTAATTCTAAACCTGGATTTTTTACAACACCAAGAGCTGTTGCAGCTAAAGCTCTAGCAGGCCCACCTAATGTTTCAGCAAGTGCTGTGCCGCCAAATGCGGTCATATTTTTTGCTAAAGCTGCCTCATCACCTTTATTTTCAGCAACTGCACTCAGGGCAGCGAAACCTGTACCAAGCAATCCTTCATTCATGCTTATATCTGAAAAATTTTGCCGATAATCAAATTGAAGAGTATCTGGCATATAAAGTGTAATGTTTTCTGATGTTCTTTTAATTGTTCTTGCAAAACCACCCTGTGATAAAGCCTCACTTGATTCACCAATCGCCTCTGCAAAACCTTGACCGAAATTGGCAATTGACTCAATAGAGGATTTACCAGATTCTCCAAAGAGTGTCTCTGCTCTGTTTTGAGCAGAACCTAGTAAACTTTTTCCTTTTTCAATGACACCACTAACACTTGGTAAATTTCCTAATTTGTCTAAAGCTGGTGTAACTGCACTTTTCACTTGAGATGCCAGTTTGGCGCCACCATCTAAAACATTAGAAAAATTACCACCTAAGTTTGTAGAACCTCTCATATTCTCCAAGAGTTTTCTATTATTCATTATAGTCGGTCTATCACCAGTTGTAGGCTTAGACGAAAATTGTGTTTTCTTTTGCACGTTTACGAAAAATGTAACATAATGACCTTTATCAAGAGACCCGATATCTGCTGGGTACCTATGACTTCCCATCTCATATTTTGTGCCTGATAGTGATGCGAGTGGCCCTGTAATACCTCTTGCATCTTTATTGAAGTTTATATCGTTGAGTTTAAAGAGTGCCATATTGATCCTTTGTTGAATACATATTATTTATGACATATAAAGGACGATTTACACCTCAAAACCCAAAAAAATACAACGGAGACCCAAGTAATATCATATATCGGTCTTCATGGGAACTTCGTGTGATGAAGTATCTTGATGAGAATCAAGCCGTTGAATGGTGGGCATCAGAAGAGTTACCAATACGATATCGTTCACCAGTTGACCAGAGAGTTCATCGTTACTTTCCAGACTTTATTGTCAAGACTCAGAAGAAAACATTCATATTAGAAGTCAAACCAGACCATCAAACAAGACCACCAAAACAAAAAAGAAGAACAAAGAAGTTTTTACAAGAGGCCGCCACATATGCGGTAAATCAAGAAAAGTGGCGTGCAGCTGATATATTTTGTCAAGAAAGAGGCTGGGAGTTCAAACTTGTAACAGAAAAACATTTAGGATTGGCATAAATACCTGATTAACAAGGAGAACTAATGTCATTTTCACCTAATCTGTTTCTAGCAAATATGAACGCAAAAGGTGGCCCAGCAAAGCCATCTCGTTTTGAAGTCATATTACCTATACCACAATCAGTTGCTCAATTTATAGAACAAGGTATTTTAGAGAAAGTTTTGAATTTACCATCTGTAATTTTTGAGAATGTTGAAGATGTAATAAATGGTGCATTAGGTGTTAATCAAAATTCAAGTGAAAGTTCAACAAATTATGGTGGTGCCTCAATCACAAGATACCTAGCATTACAATGTGAATCAGCTGAATTACCAGGTAAAAGTTTGATTACATCAGAGGCTAAAATATACGGCCCTGTTTTTAAAGTGCCAACCCAAACACAATATACCGAAACAACTCTAACTTTTCTTTGTTCAAATGAGTTTTATGAAAGAAAGTTATTTGAAAGATATATGGAAGCAATCATGCCACATGACACAAATAACTTGAGATTCCCCAGAGGTTCTGGTAGAGGCGATGGTTATATGACCAACATCACTATCATACAATATGATGAGTTTATTAAAAAAATATATTCAGTAGAGTTGAGAGATGCTTTTCCAGTTGGAATTGCAGCTCAACCACTTTCATGGCAAGACGATGGTTTTCATAGACTATCAGTTCAGTTTGCATATCAAAGATATATTACAAAATATGATGGTGCATATGATTTAGGTCAGGCTGCAGGTGCTATATTTGGTAGTAAAGGTGCTGACTTATTGAAGGGTGTGCTAGGTAAAGCAGAGTCATCAGTAAGACTTGGTTCTCAAATTGGTGCCGTTGGTGGACTATTAGGTATTGATAAAAATATTCAAGGCACTAAGCTTGGCGGTGCTATAACAGGATTTGGTCAAGCAGTTAATAACGGTTTAAATACTTTCGGTAGGTTTTTTAGTTAAAGGTGAAAAATTATGTTACCAAAAATTGATGTACCAATATATGATTTACAGTTATTGTCTTTAAAAGACAAAGTAAGATACAGGCCATTTACTGTAAAAGAAGAAAAACTTTTTTTAATGGCAGGTCAATCAGAAGAAAAAGAAACAATTTTAAATACTGTAAAACAAGTAGTTAATAATTGTATGATTGATAAGGTTAATGTAGATAACTTACCGATCTTTGACTTAGAATATATTTTTTTAAATTTAAGAGCTAAGTCAGTTGGTGAAGAGGTTAATTTAAAATATCAATGCAACAATATAATGCAGGATGATAAAAAATGTGATGCTATAGTTAATTTTAATATTAATTTAACAGATGTAAAGCCTGAATACAGTAAAAAACACGAAACTAAAATAGAAATTAGTGATAAAATGGGTATAGTGATGAAATACCCAACAGTTAAAAGTGTTCAAAGTAAAAACATTCAAAATGAGGCTGATTCTTTTTTTGAAATTATGGTTGATTGTATTGATTACGTTTATGATAAAGATGATATATTTTATGCTAAAGATACTAAAAGGGAAGAGTTAGTTGAATTTGTGGAGTCTTTACAGACTAAAGATTTACAAAAAATAAAAGTTTTTTTTGAAACCATGCCCAAAATAAAAAAAGAAACTAGTTTTGAGTGTAAAAAATGTGGTTACAAAGATAAACTAACAATAGAAGGAATCGAAAGTTTTTTCGGATAATATTTGGTTATGAAAATTTGGGCAATCATTATAAAACTAATTTTGCATTGATGCAACACCACAAATATAGTTTAACAGAATTAGAAAATATGTTGCCATGGGAAAGAGATGTTTATGTGAATATGCTAATACGACATCTTGAAGAAGAAAACGAAAAAATGAAACAACTGGAAAGAGATAGGAAAAAATAATGGCTACTTTAGCTGAAGTTATACAAAGACAAAAAAAAGGCGGTGCAAGTGCAGGAGGGGCCTTAGCATCTGCTATTGGTCAAAAAACACTTGAAAAGATAGACCCTAGACAAATCTTTAATCAAAAAGGTGTTTTAACATCACTCTTTCCATCTCTTAAAGCATTTCAAGCACAAGGTGTTTCATCTAAGAAAATATCCGGCACATTAGAGTCTGGTTCAACCGTTGTTTTAAAAGAGATGGTTGTTCGTTTAGATAGAGTAGAAGAAAACACAAGACCTCTACCTGAAATTGCTAAAACACTTAGAACTTTACTCTCATTTGAGGCAGCAAGAATCAAAGATGAAAAAGGTGAAGATGCAGACGCATTTTTTACAAGAGCCGGGGAACTTGAATCACAATACGAGTCTGCTTTCGATTCTAAAGATTTATCACCAACCAAAGTTGGAGAATCTGGTGGTAAAAAAGGGCCTCTTAGTTTTCTTGGTGGTTTACCCATACTTACTATATTAAAAGGCTTAGGTGCTTTAGCTGGTGTTGTAGCCACGATGAATGCTCTTAAAGATGATGTAGAGGTATTTAAAACAACAATAGAAACTTTAAATGGTATTTTAGATGGTTTAGCCGCACCATTTATTGGTATTATAAATGGCTTTCGTTCACTAGATGATGTTTTATTTGGGTACATAGAAGGGCTTGGCCAAGCAATCGAAGATTTGAAAAATTTTGATTTTAGTCTCTCTAATATTATACAAGGTGGTAGTGGAGCTGGGGCTGATAAACTAGATGGTAAAGTAGGTTCTATTGCTAGAGGCGAAAGAAAATCTATTGGCCGAACTGGAAATGAAACACCAGTAACAGAAGGTACGGCAGCGTCAGCACCAAGATTAAGAAATCGTTATGATAATCAGGCTGCAGGACAATCAGCTACTAGTGGTGATGCAGCTGGTGGCGGTGGTAAAATGAGAAGATTTAGAGATCAAGGTAGAACGAGTAGAGGTCCAACTAGAATTGATGCAAAATCAAAAAAAGTTTTAGACTTTATAGCAGCTAAAGAAAGTGGATCTGGTGGATATAATGCGTTAGTAGGCGGTGGAACAGCCCCATTGACATCTATGACAATCCAACAAGTATTAGATTTTCAAAAAGATGAGATGAAAGATCGTGAAAGTACAGCTGTAGGTCGTTATCAATTTGTCAACAAAACACTCAAAAATCTTGTTGAACAGAATGGGGTTGATAAAAATAGATTGTTTAGTGCTGACACACAAGATGAACTTGCTGTTATGCTTCTTAATCAAAAAATAAAAGGTAGAGCAACTTTAGATGATTTTTTATCTGGTCAAAAAAGTGCTTCAGACTTTCAAAAGACACTATCTCAAGAATTTGCTTCGATACCAGACCCAGATACAGGTAAGTCTGCATATGAAGGAGTTGGTAGTAATAAAGCTTTAATAAACTCCGGTTCAGTTGAAAATTTCTTAAAAAATGTAACTGAACCAACTAGACAAAAAAAAGGTGATGCTTTAAATAAATCATCAATTGATAATTCTGATTTTTCAAGAGTAGCTTCTTTTTCTGGTTCACAACCAATTGTGGTTAATAACAACACAAATCAAAACAATGTAAATAACGGTGGTGGTTCTAAAAGGCCAGATACAGGTGATAGGAATTTAGAAAATATTTTAAACCCAACAAGTTCATATGTCTAATGCTTGATCCAACAATGCCACCACAACGCAAGTTTGTGGTTGTGGACAAAAATAACACAGTTCAACTTATCACATCAAATAGAGAAATAGCTAACTGGTACCAGTTTCTTTTTCAAACAGATAGAGTATCAGAAATACCAATAGCAAAAAAATAACCCCGCCGAAGCGGGGTCGTGAGGTGTACATTTATTCAAGAAATGTTCAATTGTGAACAATTTAATTATTCACTAAATCCTTAAAATGATCTAGGTCATCTTCTTCAACTGTTTCAGTATCAAAAGACGAAGCCTCATCATCACTTATAGAATTTTCTACAACTTGTGTTTTTGGTTCTGGCGTTGCACCAAGAACCTTATCAAGTCTTGCCTTGAGTACATCATACGACTTGAAGTTTGACTTGTTGAGAAACTCTTGTAGAGAATATTCTTTCTTATAGAGTTCTTCCAACTTAGTGTCATCTCCATCAAATAAAGCCGATGGACTTGCAAATTCAGACTTGTCGTAATTACGATAGCCCTCTACTTTGCGAATCTTGAGTTTGAAGTGAGCACCATCCCAGAAATCAAATGGATTCACTTCTTTCTCATCTTGAAACTCAGGGTTCATCGCCTCTGTGATCTTGTCAAAGATTTTCTTACCATACTTATATAAGAAGACCTTACCTTCATTCTCAGGATTACCTGGGTCTGAAACGACATAGATGTTAGAGATATGAGAAAGTTTACGCTTCTGCTTTCTGGCTATTTCTTTGTTAGCCTCTACGCCAGAGTTCCAGAGTGTGGAGTTATACTCACTTACTGGATCTTTCTCATTGATTGTGGTTAAAGAGTTCTCAATGTACCAACCGCCCGGTCCTTGAAACCCATGTGAAAAGACTCTTACCCACGGTAGTGCATCATCACCATCAAGTGGTGGGGCAGGCAAAAAGCGAATCACCGCCATGCCATTTCCAGACTTGTCTACTGTTGGTTGCCAGAATCTTGTATCATCACGAGAGCCAGCTTCTGCTGGTTGTTTTGAGGATTCAATCGCTTTATTTAATTTAGATAGAGAGTTGCGTTCTCTCTTTAAGTTAGCAAAACTGCTCATAACTATCCTTTCGTATAAACGGAATATTATCGGAATATAAACGTCTTATCCACATACATATCATAATATAATTTATTTTAGTTGTCAACTAAAATTCGGTTTCTTGCCTTGAAGAAAAAGTTACAGGTGTTGTAAAGCTTACCTCTTCAAATGCAAATGTTCTTTTACCTTTCATCGCCGTGTGAAACTCACCTGCACGGTTCGGATGAAATGTACCTACACTTTCTTTCTTACCTTTACCTGGATAACCACCTTCTTTGGTACCATGTAAATGTGCTTCATTAGAATCATGCGACTTATGTAATACAGAATCTTGCCCATATTTTTCGCCATGCTTCTTGAGAAAGCCTTTTAATGCACCACCATCTTTACCTTTTTTACCAATGACCAAGTATGAATGTTCATCAACTGGTCTTGCCTGTGGTGTGCCATGATTCTCTATATAACGACCTTTTACTCGTATGAAACCATGACCGGCTTTACGAATATCTTTCTCTAGTGATTTGTTCCTCTTCTTGTTTTCAGAAGCATCAAACTCACCACGATGGGCAGTTATCATACCGATATTTCTGCCTTGAGTGTGAGCGTGTACTCTGCTCAAACTTGATTCGTTATATAGTGTCTTTAAGCTTTTCATCTTGTTTATTTATAACCTCTTTTAATATCATCTTACATTTTACATCATTAAACTTCACAAATGGGGCATACTTGCATATTTTTCTATGATAGTCTGGCCACCGTATTGTGTCTGATATCTTACGATTCCACATTGGAAAGAATTTTAACATAGAGTTGAGTATACATATAGTCTCAATCTCAACCTCCTTTTGTAATGCCCTTTTTAATAGTATTGGGTAGTCCCCTTTGGTATTGATTACCTCGTTTGGGTTATCTGTGCCCTCAAATAAACTTAAACAATCATTTTTAAAAGTGTAGGTTAGAGACTGAATGACTTTTTGTCTACTCAAATATATCCTATGACATTTCTCCTCTAATAATTCTCCAGCCCATACATTCTCGTTTTCCAAGAAGTTGGCAACTAGAAAAGAAATTAACTCTTCTCTCTTTATATATTTCCTTGAAATCTTGTAAAAATGCCACTTATCTTTCCTGTTCTCAAATGCGTTTACTGAAATCTTGGATTTACCACCATATTTAAAGAAATCAAAACTCTCTTTAGAGAAATGTAACTTGAGTGAATTGTATAATGCAAAAGTTTCATATCCGGTCATATTGGTAGTTTTGAGTTCTTTACTTTAAGAAGATTAAGGTCGCTCGCTTGTAATTCAATCTTAGATTTTAGATTTGCATTGATTAACGAAGCCGCAACCTCAATCTCCAGTTCAGTATTCTTACAATACTCAACAATAGCTTCAAGATAAGTGTAATCAGTATTTGCAACTAAACCTTCAATTGCCACGGCAAATTTTTTCATCTCATCTTTTGTAGCCATCATTAAGTCCCATTATAATAAAAATTATTGTCATCATCCGAATCAACCCTAAATGTAGGTTGAGCCGGTCTATCAGATATATCAATATCCTCTGATAGTTTGCTATCTGGAAAAGGCCATGTAGCATAAAGCGAGTTTGGATATTTTTCATTCCAACTAACTTGGTCTGCAACAACAGCTTCAAATGGTGAAGATGTTTGACCGCCACCTTCTTCATAAAAGTTAAAAGTAAACTGGTCATCGGTACTATCAACACTAATACCTTCGTAAATACTATCGTATTCCTGGCGTAGACCTTTTGATGGTAAACCTATCAATTGGCCAATATCATCAAAAACTTTTTGTATCTCATCATTATTTGATACATCACGGTCTATGAGGATGTTTTCACCTTCTTTGGTGTATTCTACCCGTATATTTGGCATGAACTTCTCCTGTTATGTTAAAAGAATTGTGTATAAACCGAAACCTATGATGCTCAGACCAAGAAGTTTCAGAAGAGTTGAAATGACTTTTGGTATAAAAAATAAAGCTATTATAGCGATGATTAGAATAGCAATACCAGTTTTATCTGGCATTTGTACTGATTCTATTTGTTCTTGAACATTATCTATTTGTTGTTCAATAATTTCTTGTGTAATAATTGGCATAATTCACCTCACTTGTTATCATAATAATATTATATACCATGGTCACCGAAAAGTCAATGCGTGGACCTGTAATTATTGATATATTGCCATAATTGATCAACATACTGATCTTTCTCTTTCACGAATATCTGTGGCTCATCTTCATTTACGGCAATCAATACAACTATTTGATCGATTCTACTTTTCATCACCTCTTCTGCCATTAGAGCATAAGCGGTACATTGCATAAAGTAATTTTGTATCCATTCTTCCTTTTTTGGTTTACTGGATGTTTTGAAGTCTATAATGGATGTCATGCCATCCCATTTTGCAATTGCATCAACCCGGCCGGCCAACTGGAGTTCATCAGAGTAGAGAGCTTGCTCGAGTGCATACACGGTCGTTACTCTTTCATCCATTATTGGACGAATACTGGAAAACATTTGTTTTACATCAGGCATCAATGATTTTATTTTGAGTTCGGGTAAATTGTTCTTGAGATAATTTTCACATAAAGAATGTACTCTTGTGCCACGGTTTGCGGCTAATCTCGATATTTTATTTGCCTCTTCATTACCGACTCTCTTACGCCATTCTAATATGGCCGCCTTGTTGTAATCAGACAATACGGTAGTAACAGAAGGATAGGCATCACCATTTGGTGTTAGGTAACGCCTGCCTTCTTCTGTAGTTGTTGTTTTTAAATCAAAATCTAATTCACTAATTTGATGATTATAAAATCCCATAATCTAGGCTGCCTCTATCTCCCATGGATTTTTAAGACCACATCCATCTTTATATTGTTTTTTCCAACCCTCTGATCGCCATTCTCTTTTTGTTTTACCTTCAGCTTCCCAAGGGCACCATTCTTGCATATATACTTCTCGGTTCTTTGCGATATTTTCTACACTCCAAGGAGACTCTTTTATATCTACCACCTCATTTGTTTTCTTAGGTTTATTATGAATCTTCTCGTTTTTCATTTCTATCTGCATTGAACGTCTATACATAAACTCTCCTTTAATTGGTGATTGCATAATATAGAAATTCAAGAGTTTCTCCATTTCTGGAGTATATTTGATGTTTTTGATTGTTTTATATCTTTTCGGCCATATCTTTGGCCGACTGTAGACTCAGGGTGTGCCTCTGCAACCTTTGACAACACTTCTTTCCAAGTATCATCAGTTTTACCGTGATAAGTGCCTTCCATAGAAGTGATTGCAAATGGAGCAGGGATTTGCTGGATATGAGGATTCTTTGAAAGTAAATCCTGTTTTTTAGAGTTTGTTAAAAAATCTTCAAAAAACTCACCAGTATCATTGTTAAGAAATAGATAAGTTGGCATTGTAATTATTTAGTCCTTCCACATACCAAGCTGGTGTCTCTCGATTTGTCCACTTGGCGAAATAATTTTTCTTTTCAATATAGTATTTATGATAAGACTCTAATGACTTACCTGATATTTTACATTCTTCCGGCATAGCCGGTGTTGGTGGTGTAAACTTACCAGTTGGTATATTCTTTGGTGTATGAATCAAGTCCATCAATAATCTCATACATTTGTGTGTCTTACCATACCTGTATGTATATTCTCTGTTTAAGTGAAACCACATTTGCCAGAGCCATTTGTAGTTTTCATTAGACTGGCGTAACCATATATTTGATGGGTGGTTTTCGTGAACCGCCAACATGAGTTTATCATCCCTCTCATCTGGCAGTTTATATCTTTTTATCTTACGATTGTTTTTGCTCAAAGTGAAAAACAGCTCACCATCTAATACACGGTGAGCTGTTGACATTAATTGAGCATATTCTATTATCATTTTGACAACGTGCTTATCACAATGTTCATAAGCACATTTTTGTGGTTCTTCATGTAAATAAAATATGTTCATAAGTTATCCCAAAATGTGGATTGAAACAATAGGATCTATACCCACATAAGACACAAGTGCTGTGCAAAATGCGGAATAGACAACGATAAAACAAGCGGCTAACCAGCCGGCAGTTTTAATCTTATTCATGTCCTACCTCCGTTCTCTACATTGTTAATCGAATCCTCAAGTTCTTGGAACTTTTCGGTGCTTTCAAGCTTTGCCTTGAGTTTTGCATTTCTTTGAATCTGCTCAAGTATAAGCTTATTCGACAAGTCAGCGGAATACTTTAGTTTTACAAAAGCACGATAACCCGCTTTCTCATGTACGACCTTAAAACCAGTTCGTTGCACACCAACAAGGTTGACTCTTGACACAAGCAACTTTGTAGTTCTGTTTATGTCATTCGCTGTTGACGAATCAACGTCACCAAGTTCTGATGTAAAGTCTTTGAACATGGCCTCAACATGGGAGGAAAAGTTAGATGCTAACTCTCGTTTGGCTGATAACATTGCCTTATCAACTGCAAACTGAAAATCACTAGAATATTCAGTAGCAACCGAGTAAAGGTTGTTATCATCAGACTCAAGTTTATCATACCAACTTGGATATTTTACAGTATCGCCTTGGTCACCACCACCAAACTCTGGTGCTTTGTACTCAAAGCCTGTGTCATACTTCACACTACTACAACCGCTAGCGATTGCAAATACTAAAGGGATCAATATTAGTTTTTTATTCATCTATCGTCCTTTCCAATATTCTTAATGTATTTACCAGCTCTGTTTAAATCATCGCCAGCGCCATCAACTGCTCCACCTAATGTACCACATCCTGTCAATAGGAATAATACTGAAAACATAGCAATAATGCCAGCTAATGTGTAATAAACTTTTTTCATAGTTTCACCTCACTATTTGTGTTAAATGATAAATCACCCGCTTTTTATAAACGGGCACGCTTTCTAATAATCTTTGTAACTCTTTATGATTATACTCATCTTTTACCGAAATGTCAAGCGCTAGGAAAATAAACATCAATCTCTCATTAGATATATTACTATCTTCTGGCAACTTTGCCACAATCTTGTAACCATCATCAGGGATTTGAAATTCATAACCTGGATGCTCAACTTTTGTTTCATATACTTTTGTGTATACACCACGGTCTTGATTCATTATAATAACTTTACCTGAATGACTAACCATACCGGTAAATGTTATTTCTTCATCTTCTTTAAACATATAATCTTCGTTATAAATCAAAAAAGCTATTTCGTTTTTCACAGGTTCCACCTCTGCTTTTATTGTTACAACGCAAGTTTCCATACCCTCTTGTATAATTGTTTCTATTTTAGAGGATATGATGCTTTTGATAATACCTGTAATATTGTTCACAAAGTCTTTTGTGTGTTCACAATGCTGGCCATCACAGGACTGATATTCAACAATCTCTACGATCTCACCTACTTTTTTCAAAATAGCTGCCTCTTTAGCTTTCTCTTCTGCTATTGTGCAAGCTAAAGCCTCTGGTGTATTAGGTCCAAATGCGTGTTGACCAACACCCGTAACAGGTTCAGCAAGTGCCGTTGTAGCAAAAAGAGAAAGTGCTAATAGAGTTTTTTTCATTAGGCAACCTCTTTGGGTGTCTCTTCGGTTTTATACTCAGCAGGCTGAGCTTTCAGGTCTTTCAGAGTTCTGACCTGATTAGAAACCTTTGGTCTAAACTTCTTAGGGTTGTCAACAATATTGTCAACAAATTTGTAAGTAGAATTGCTTGTGCCACGAACCATGACGCCTTGTCTGATAAGTGCCTCACGGACACCATCATTGCCATCCCAGTTATGAATACGATAAGCAACTACTTTACGCTTTGTCTCTGGTGTATCACCACGGATACTAGATACAACACCGCCAACCATAGTCTTGATATGCCAAATATAGGTTGACAATCTATACATATGAATTTCGTTAGCTAGTGATGCCTCGATCTCTTCAACAGTAACTTCAACATTACTGAACGGTGGTGCTTTTCTTAATTTAGCTTTCTGTTCAAATAAAACAAGAAGCTTTTGATAAGGTTTTAGTTTAATGTTTTTCATGTAATCTCCATAAATTTAATTTACATATATTATTATAAAGGTAGAGTGCCGAAATGTCAAGCATTATCTCCTCATATTTGCCTGATCTTTGGCTTCTTCATCCGTAAAAATAGGCACAGCATTACTTTTGTGTAAAGTGCCAATACCTTTTATACTATTGCCAGTATAAACTTGATTATCTCTTTTAACTGCCACGGCATCACCAGAATCTAGGGATGGTGGTCTATACGTTTCCCGAGGAGGGCAAACGGTTGTCGCTCGAATTGGTGTTACATAATCAATTGCTGATTTTTTAGTTCTTTTAAGTGCTACATCAACACTACCTTTATTTCTCGA